AAAGCCTTTACGCGAGACGGCATTATCGGGATCCCGCCGTGGAAGACGCTTATCGATGAACTCGATAGCCAAAACGCCCTTAAGTCGTTTATTTGTGATTTTTACCGTAACAGCACCTTATCGAGCGGTATCTTAAAGACGGCGACCAAGTTAAACGCCGAAGCGAAAGAAAAGGTGCGAAGCGAGTGGGAAAAGCTAAATAGCGGAAAGGACAACCAAGGAAAAATCGCGGTTTTAGACGTAGGCTTAGACTTTCAGCAACTTGGCATGCCGCTTGATCAGGCCCAGTTTTTAGATACTCAAAAATTCGGCATTACGGAAGTGGCCAAAGTCTATCGAGTGCCGCCGCATAAACTGGCACAACTTGACAGAGCGACCTACGCCAACGCCGAAGCCATGGGGCTCGATTACATTAAAACCACACTGTTACCGATATTTACCCAATGGGAACAAGAAATAAACTATAAGCTCTTTAC